GTCCTCGGTGATCGTGTACGGGCCCTGAACGGATCTTGCGCCCCGCATGTCTGGTGTGCCCGTATTGGCCGTGATGTGGTCTCTTGGGGTACATGACCGATTGGGAACTGGGGATTGCGGCGGGCGCTGCCGCGCACATGCGCCAGGTGGAGCAGCGCGCCGTATGGGCGGAGGATCCCGTCCGGTGGGCGAAAGACGTACTGGGCGTGCACCTGTGGTCGAAGCAGGCGGAGATCGCCCGGTCGGTGGTGGAGAACAAGAAGACCGTGGTGGCTTCGTGTCACGGCACCGGCAAGGCCCTGGATCCCGCGACGCCGATCCCGGTGCCGGGCGGCGGTTTCAGGGCGATGGGCGACCTCGGTGTGGGGGACTTTGTCTGCGGCAGTGACGGGATGCCGGTGACCATCACTGCCGTCACCGGGCTGCATCCGGCGGACAGGTGGCGGCTCACGTTCGTCTCCCCGGCGGGGACGGCGCGCATCACGGCGTCCGGAGAGCATCTGTGGCCGGTGCTGGACGGGCAGGAGCAGGCGCGGATCGCGGTGGAGTGCGAGCGCCGGGGGATCGGGGTGCACGAGTTCTCGGCGTGGCAGCACCGGGCGAAGAACGTCAACACCCGCGAGATGATCCGGATGCTGCGGGCCGGGCAGATGCCGCTGGTGCCGGGAGAGGACACGTTCACGGGCCGGGTGAAGCCGGTTGATTTCTCGGGGGCGCCCGCCGTGCTGGACATGGTGCGCGAGCGCGGGGTGTGCGACCGGACGGGGATGTGGTCGCTGCTGTGGATGACGACCCCGTCCTCGGGCGTGGCGCCGGACCCGCATGAGGAGGTGCGCCAGGCGCTGACGTCGGCGGGGATCCGGACGATCGCCTCGTGCCGGAGGGACACCACGGCGAAGTACTGGACGCTCTCGGCGATGGGGGATCCGCGTCTGCTGCCCCCTCTTCCTTCCCTGGACGACCGGGCGCTGGCCCGGATGCGGTTCATGGCCCAGTCGGGAAAGAGGACGGCGCCGGATCACGGGGGCTGGCGTCTGGTGGAGGCGATGCAGCTGGAGGACGGGGAGGTGCGCTGTATCGAGGTGGACGCCCCGGACAGGCTGTACCTGGCGGGCCGGGAGCGGGTGCCGACGCACAACTCGATGATCGCCTCGGTGCTGACGTGCTGGTGGGTGGCGACCCGGCCGAGGAACGACGTGATCGCGGTGTCGACGGCACCGACGTACGCCCAGGTCAACAAGATCATCTGGGAGGAGATCCGCAAGCACCACGCCACGGCCAGGAACCGGGGTACCCCGCTGCCGGGCAGGGTGACGCAGTCGGACGAGTGGAAGGACGACGACGGCCGCGTACTGGGCTTCGGCCGCAAGCCGATGTCGGGTGACCGGCACGGCTTCCAGGGCATCCACCGCGAGTTCGTGTTCGCGGTGATCGATGAATCCTGCGGTGTGCCGGAGGAGGTATGGACCGGTGTCGAGGCCATCACCACCACGGACGGCTGCCGGATCCTGGCCATCGGAAACCCGGACGACCGCAACACGGAGTTCGGGCGGGTGTTCCTGCGGCCGGAGCTCGCCGGGGACTGGAACCGCATCAAGGTGCCCGCGTCCTCGACGCCGAACTTCACCGGCGAGAAGGTGCCGACCCTGCTGCGACGGGTTCTGGTGTCCCCGCAATGGTGCGAGGAGCGGCGCCGCGACTGGGGAGAGAAGGACGCCAGGTACATCGCGAAGGTAACCGCCGAGTTCCCCGCGACCAGCCAGTCCTCACTGATCGGGCCGCACCTGATCGAGAACGCCTTCGAGGACGTGCCCGCGCAGGAGCGCCGTAACGTGCTGCGGATCGGGGTCGACGTCGCGCGCTTCGGTCCTGACTCCACGATCGTGGTGTCCTACTGCGGGCGGACCGCGCGGGTGGAGGACGCCTGGCACGGGACGGACACGACCTCCTCGGCCTACCGGGTGCTGCGGATCGCGGAGGAGTGCAGGGAACGGCTTGATGCGCAGTGGACGGAGATCCGGGTCGACGCGGTCGGTCTGGGAGCCGGTGTGGTCGACACGCTCAACGCCCGGTCGGTCCTGCTGAAGGAGCCGTGGTTCACCGTGTATGAGATGCACGGCTCGGCGGCGCCCCCGGCGGATCTCGGCGGTTCGGTGCACGGCTACGGCAACGCGCGTGCGTACTGGTACGACCAGTTGCGGCAGAACATCGGCAACCAGACGGTGAAGGTCGAGGAGCACCAGGGCATCAAGGACGATCTGGCGATCGTCTACTACACGATGAAGAACGGGCGGATGTTCATCATCTCCAAGGAGGAGATGCGGACCAAGCACGGCCGCAGCCCCGACTTCTCCGACGCCCTGGTGTACGCGACGGCGCCCGTCTTCGGCGGCATGGCGACCGGATCACTGCTGTCGGAGGATCCGGCGGACCTGGCCGAGGAGCCGGAGGAGGCGCACGATTTCCGCCGGGATTTGTCGATCTCGCCCTATTGACCGTTCATGCCCCACGTGTACGGGTATGACCCTAAGTAGACTGAATGGCATGACTCGTACCGAGGACAGCATGCCAGGGACGTTGTACGAGGCCCTGGCGGGACTCCGGGACCGGCTGGACGCACTGGAGTCCGCACTGGCTTCCCTGCGCCGCCAGCGGCCCCGCAACGGCGGCGGGAAACGGATCCACCCACTGAACGGCCCCCTGCGGGCCTGACCCGCAAAAGAGAAGAGCACCCCATGGAAACCTCCGGCTTCTGGCAGCGCACGCTGGACCGCGCGATCCTGCTGTTCATCCTTGCCGTCGTCTGCCTCAAGGTGGCCGACATCGTCAAGGCCATCTGTGTGGACTGGGGGCAGATCTTCACCGTCGCGGGGATCTTCGCCTTCGTCGCGGTGCTCCTCTCCGCTGTGCGCAACGCCCTCTCCGGGGACGACGACGATCTCCCCACGATCCTGGACCACGCTCCGGCAGAGGTCCGTTCCCCGAAGACCGGGAAGGGCGGCGGCAAGTAGTGTTTCCCGACACCCAGTCGGTGACGGTCGTCGGGTCCTTCACCGGGCCCGACGGTCTTCCGCTGTCCGGCTACGTCTACTACAGCGCCACCCAGGACCGGGTTCTGACCGGGGATCCGGGAGTGCTGGTCCGGTGCGAGGGCCGCATGGAGCTGTCCGAGACCGGCGACATCCGGGGCAAGTGGCTCAACCCGCATGCAGCCGGGCTCGTTCCCGGTGGCTGGGACTACAAGGTGATCGAGGCATTTCACGGCTGTGACACGAACCGGTACACGGTGACGATCCCCGAAGACGCGTCGCCTACCGAAGACCTGGATCTCAACACTCTGGCCCGGGTGACCTGAATCGCCTGATGTGGCGCGCTCTGTACCGCTTTTCTCCGGTTTACCCTGACAGAGAAGCCGGAGGGAGAAGCCGCCATGCCTGATGAGGACTATGTGTCCAGCCGGGACATCTTCAGCCTCGTGATGGCCATCGACGGCAAGGTCACGACCTTGATCGCGGAAGTCGAGCACCTCACCAAGCGTGCCGAGGAGGACCGGGAGGCGGCGGAGAAATCCGCCGGGGAACTGGCGTCCCTCAAGAACCGCTTCTACCTGCTGATGGCCTGCACGGTCGTCGTTTCTGCGGGGATTGCGAAGTGGACCGATCTGCTCGGGTTGTTCTCGAAATAGGGTTGTGTCCGTATTGGCCGGGCTTTGCGGGGTATTAACCTGTATGGCATGACACAGGTACCCGGGGACACCACCGCGCAGACCCTGCGGGCCATCGAGAACATGGACACCGAGCAGGCGACCGCACTCATCGAGACGCTGTCACTGAGGAACGAGACGCTGCTCGCCCAGCTCCAGGAGGCCGGTGAGTTCGGCACCGCGCAGCTTGCCCTGGAGGACATGGGCTGGCAGCCGCTGCTCGGCATCTCCGACGGAGCCAACTGCTTCAACCTGCGCAACCTTCACCAGATCAGTGAACTGTGCCGGGCTGTGGCCACCATCAACCCCCTGGTCGGCCGGGGCCTGGAAGTCCGCGCAGGGTACGTGTGGGGCCCCAGTGTCAAGATCGTGGCGGAGGAGTTCCTGCCCAAGCCCGGCCGCCCCCGGACCGTGAACACCACCCCGAGGCTCCCCGACGGCCTGGAGGACGTCCTCACCGGCGCACAGGCACAGTGGGAGATCGACCAGAGCGCGGCGTGCGACGGCAACCTCTTCTTCCTGGTCGACCGCAAGAACCAGACCGTGCAGCGCATTCCGCTGGAGAACGTCACCGACGGAGTCAGCCAGCGCGGCAACCGCGAGCGGCTCATGTACATCCGCCGCACCTGGGACGACTACGACCTGGAGCAGATTCCCATCAAGGTCGACCGGCTGCCCATCACCCGGCCGGGACCTGACCGGCGCGGCCTGGGAATGACCTGGGACCAGGCGACCACTCCGCAGAACGTCGTGACCGGCGCCTACCGGACGACCTGGTATCCGACGCAGTACGTGACCGGCCCGGTCCGCTCGTCCATCAACGGCGAAGAGGTCGACCGCAGCAAGATCATGATCCATGCCGCGTTCAACCGGAAGATCGGCTGGCGCTGGGGTGTGCCCGACGTGCTTCCGGCCGTGTGGTGGACCAAGGCGTACAAGGAGTTCCTGGAGAACTCGGCCATCTTGACCAAGGCGTACGCCCGGTTCGCGTGGAAGATCACCAATGACAAATCCCGCAACGTCAAGCGGACGGCCGCCGCTCTCGCCGCGACCCCTCAGCGCGACCCCGCCACCGGTGTTCCGATGCAGGTGGGTGCCTCCGCCGTACTGGGGGCGGGACAGGACCTCTCCGCCATTCAGCGCAATACCAGTGTGGACTTCGATGCCGGACGCCCTCTCGCCGCAATGATCGCCGCCTCCCTCGGTGTTCCTCTGCCTGCTCTGACCTGTGACCCCACCACGGGCACCCGGTCGGCCACACAGACCCTGGACACTTCCACGGTGCTGGTCATGAAGGCACGGCAGAAGACCATGGACGAGATCCTCAAGACCGTCTTCAAGGCGCTGGGGATCAAGGTCAAACTGCGCTGGCCGGAGATCAACGACGAACCGGTGCACCGCCGGGTGCAGGCCATCGACATGTCGGCCCGGCTCGGCGTGCTGCGGGCGACGGAGACCCGGGCGATGGTCATCGACGCGTGGGGCGACAAGTGGGACGACTTCGTCGCGGAGCCGCCGACCCTCAACGAACTCCCCTGGGCGATCCGGCCCAAGCCTGTGGAACGGTGCCGCAGCCCAGGCGGGGGCCACGGCGGACACCTCTTCCCCGCGCCTTCCGGACCCGATGAGCCGGGGCGATCACGAACTCAGGGACGAAGGAACTCAGGACCACACCCGGGAAGCCTGAGAAACACCTTGTATCCCTTGTGTCCGAATAGCCCGGGATTCAGGCTATGGTAGGGATTGATCGAATCATCTCGTAAAGGTGCGATGTGTCCACGACTGTCCTGGCTGAATCGGCAAGCCTCGCCGAAGCGGGTACCAAGGGCATCTGGCGTTCGCGGATCATCGCCGCCGACGTCCAGGGAAGCTCGGGGTATTACCCGGGCGATGTGCTGCGCCGTGAC